AATCAATATTTTTTAAATACTGTTGTAGAACAATATTCAGATAAATGGAGTGAAGTTTATACACTTTATAAAAGCCCTGTTTCATCAATTACTCATATTAAGTATTATGATACTAATGATACTGAACAAACTTTATCCGCTTCTAATTACATTTTAGATGATGTTTCAAAACCTGCAAGAATTGGATTAGCAGTAGATGCTACTTTACCAGATTTAGCAGATAGAATAAACGCTGTTCATGTTAAATATACAGTTGGATATGGAACGGCATCAACAGATGTGCCAGATGGAATAAAACAAGCAGTTCTTTTAACTTTAGGAAATTGGTATGAAAACAGGCAAACAGTTATAACAGGAAGAACAGCAACTGAACTTCCTTTATCAAGTCAATACTTATTAGATCAGTATAAAATACAAGTATGTTAAGCATAGGACAACTTGATAGAAGAATAGAAGTAAAATCTCCAACTTATACAAGAGATAAGTATGGAGCAGAAACAAAAGTTTATGCAACAACTTATACTTTATGGGCTCATTTAGATTGGAAATCAAGCAGAAGAAAAGAAGAATCTCAAGAAAATGTTCAAGGAACGGATGTTATTTTTTATGTAAGAAATTTAGGAGTTGAAATTTTGGGAACTTATAGAATAGTTTATGATTCTAAAACTTACATTATTCATGGGGTTAAACAAATAGATGGAAGAGAACAATTTTTAGAAATAGAAACAAAATTAAAAGATAATAACTAATGCGTGTTTCAGTAGAAGCAATAGGACTTAAGGAAATACAACAGATGTTTAATGGGCTCCCAAAAAGAGTTAATAAAGATTTATTATGGGGAAGATTTTGGAAAAAAGTTTCTCTTCCATTATTAGACGCTGCTATAAAGGAAGCTCCAATAGCTGACAGGGATGTGGTTTATCCTCCAGATTCAACTTTAAAAATTGCAAGAGGAACATTAAAAGAATCCCTTATATTTTTCAGAACATCAGCTTCAAGAAAAAAAGATGTTCATGGAGCATATATTGGACCAAGAGTAAAAGGAAAATATAAAAAAAATATGGGAGGTTACTATGGAGCTTGGGTTGAATATGGCCATAGAAAAATAGGAGGAGGAATGACTAAAGCAAATCCTTATATGATGCGAGCATGGAATCAAAAAAGTGGAACAGTTTTAAATGATGGTTTTTCTGAAGCTGAAAAAATATTTGTAAAAGCTGTTGCTGCAGATGTTAGAAGAATGAAAAAACACGGAAGTTGGGGATATTAAAATGGATATAGGTAAAGCAATATATAAAATTTTAAATGATAACATTGCAGTTGAGTCAATGGTAGGAACAAGAATTGCTCCTAATGTAATGAAACAAACATCTCCATTTCCTTTTATTGTTTATGATGTAATTTCAGACAATCCTGAAGGACAAAAAGAATCTGTTGCTTTATTAGATACAGCTTCTATTATGGTTTCAGCTTATTGTAAAACATATTCAGAAGCTTCAAAACTTGCAAATTATATAAGAACAGCTTTAGATAGAGTTAATGGAGTGTATAACGCTGTAAATATCCAAGCAATTAATTTTGATGGATATGATGATGTTTTTGATGATATGAGTGGAAGTGATGGTATATATAGAAAATCTTTAAACTTTAATATTAGAATTATAAATTCTTTCAATAATATTTATTCTACTCATTTTGATGGAGTTGATGATTTTGTTGCTTTAGGAGTTTCAGGAATGAGTGCTGCAAAAAATACAGGATCTATTTCTGCTTGGTTTAAATTAGAAACAACTGAGGCAAGTGGGGATATAATGAGAATGTATGTTGATTCTGATAATAATACAAGAATTTTTTATCATGCTGCAAGTAATGAATTAAGGTTAGGATATAAAGCTGGAGGAACAAATACCGCCGCAGTTACAACAGAATCGGTTGAGGCTGATGGCTTGTGGCATCATGTTACTTCAACTTGGGATTCTTCTGGTAATTTGTCTATATATTTAGATGGTAATTTAAAACAACAGACTGCAATTTCAGGAACATTTACTGGAAGTTTTGCAACAGCTTCAATTGGAAATAATACTCAATCAGGAGGTTATTGGAAGGGAAATATTGATGAGGTTACTTTGTTTAATAAAGAACTATCTGGAACAGAAGTAACAACTTTATATAATGATGGACTTCCATTCAATCCTGTTCCTTTAACAAATTTAATTGGTTATTGGAAAATGGGAGATGGAGGAATAGTTGGAGATCCTATTGCAACATTTCCAACAATACCAGATGAAACAGGAAATAATGATGGAACAATGACTAACATGGCATCAAATGATTTTAAAGCTGATGTTCCAGAATAAAGATATGGAAAAAAAGTATGTTATAATAGAAAAAAGTTATGTTGATTCAGTTGATTTTCAAAAGGTAATTGAAACATCAAAATCAACTTTAAGATATAATTTAGATGGAACTAAAACAATAATTAAATTTATTGGAGAAGTGCCAGATTTTTTAAGTGGGGATAAAATTTATTCTCATACTGAAATAATAGAAACAATCAATGATCCAGATAATGGATGGATTGATATAAACGAATAAAGAAATGAAATATACATTAAAAAAAGCATTAGTAGTCAATTCTCATAAAACTTTACAGCCTGGAGCTGTTATGGATGTAACTGAGGAATATGCAAAATGGTTAGATGATAATGGTTACGGAAAAAAAGAAAAGAAGAAAGAAAAAAAGAAAACGAAAACAAAAAATAAAGCTTCAGAAGAGAAGCAAGAATTATAATATTAATATATAAAAAAATAAAATTATGGCAGCAAGTGATGGGCAGATAAATGGAACGGAAATATCCGTATATGTTGCAGGAACTTTGGTAGGTTATAGTACCAATGCAACATTAAATATTAACAACAATACAAGATCAGTTTCTTCAAAGGAATCTGGAGGTTGGGAAGAAAATGCAGAAGCATACAGAAGCTGGGATGTTTCTTGTGATTCTTTATATGCATGGCTACAACCAGATGGAACAGCAATTTCTAACACTACTTTGAGTGATATGTTTACAGCATATATTGCAACAAGAACAAGTTTTGAATTAGTTTTTGGAAACACTACTACAGCAGGAGATGGATGGACTAAATACACTGGAACGGCATGGTTAACTTCTGCAAGTGTTACAGCTCCTTTAGAAGATACGAGTACTTTTACAGTTTCTTTTCAAGGAACAAGCACTTTAGTTCAAGCAATTGATGCATAATATTAACCTATAAAAAATAAAATAAAATGGCAGCATGGGATGGACAAATAAACGGAACTGAGATAAATGTATTTTTGGTAGGAAGTGGACCAAATGCATTGATTGGTTACAGTACCAACGCAACAATAAATATTAATCATAGTACCAGAAGTACCAGTTCAAAGGAATCTGGAGGATGGGAAGAGAGTATGGAGGGAATGAGATCATGGGATGTTTCTTGTGATGCTCTTTATGCATGGCTTCAGCCAGATGGAACAGCCTTAACAACTACTTCTTTAAGTGATATGTTTACTAATTATATTTACACAAGAGCTGAATTTCTAATAACTTTTGGAGCTAATACTTCAGAAGCTGGAATTGGTAAAACTAAATATAGTGGACAAGCATGGATAACTTCAGCAAGTATTACAGCTGGAACAGAAGATACGGCAACATTTACTGTATCTTTTCAAGGATCTGGATCTTTAACACAAACAATTGATACAACTCCTTAAAAGGGAAGTTATAGAGCCTGCCCTTCCGTTTTCTTTTCTGAGTGGGGGGGTAGGTTTCTTTTAATATCAGAAAAGACAAAAACTTAGAAAAATGAAATATGAAATTTTAGAAATTGGAGAACACAAAATGGCAGTTAGATTTGGTTTTAATGCTTTACGAAAGTATAGCTTAATGACTGGAGCAACAATGAATGATTTAAACAAATTAGCATCTGGACAATTAACTTTTAATGATGCTTTTAGTTTAATTTATTGTGGAATTGAAGATGGTTACAGAGCAACAAAACAACCATTTACTTATTCCTTAGATGATATAACTGATATGTTTGACGGAAACATGGATTGCATGGAAAAAGCGTTTGAGATTTTAGCTAGAGCAATGGGAGATGGTAATGAAAAAAAGCCGAAGGCCAAGAGAGCCAAGAAGTAGAGCTAACTTGGCCAAAACTGGAACAGATAGCATTCGGGCAATTAGGAATGAATGTTGATGATTTTTATGATATGCTTCCAAGAGAGTTCTGGAACAAAGTTGAGGGATTTCATGAGTTGGAAAATATGAGGCAGAGGAGTGATTGGGAGCGTACAAGATGGAGCACTTGTTTATTGTTAAACATTCAGCTTCCTAAAAATAAAAGTATAAAACCAACTGATTTAATTAGTTTTGATTGGGAAAAAGAGGAACAAAAAATAGATTTTCAAGATTTGAAAAATAAAGCAGAATTATTTAAAAAAAGAATAGAACATGGCAAGTAAAGCAATAGGATTTTTAAATTTCAAATTTGGAGCAGATTTAGGAGGTTTTGAGAGAGCAATGAACAAAGCTCAAAAGAGACTAAACAAATTTGGTAAGAATATTGAAAACACTGGAAGGAGCATGACTATGGGATTTACTCTTCCAATTATTTCTATGGGAGCTGCAGCATTAAAATTTGGATCTGATTTAGAGGAAACGGATTCAAAATTTAAACAGGTTTTTATTAGTGTTCAAGAACAAGCTGAAGATACAGCCAAAGTTTTACAAGAATCTTTTGGACTTTCAGAACTTGCAGCAAAGCAACTTTTGTCTGATACTGGAGATTTATTAGTTGGATTTGGATTTACTGAAAAAGCTGCTTTAGAATTATCAAGTCAAGTAAACAAATTGGCTGTTGATTTGGCCTCATTTTCTAATTTTGAAGGAGGTGCGGAGGGAGCCTCTAAAGCTTTAACTAAAGCATTAGTTGGAGAAACTGAATCTGCAAAAGCTTTGCAAATTGTAATTAGGCAAAACACAAAAGAATATAAAGAAAGAACGGCTGCTATAATGAAAGAGCAGGGGGTTTCAATACTTCAAGCCAAAGCAATAAATAATTTAGAAATTGCAACATCTCAAAGCACAAAAGCTATTGGAGATTTTGCAAGAACTTCAGGAGATTTTGCAAATCAATTGAGAATACTCAAGGGAGAAATAGTTGATATTGCTTCTGATATGGGATCACGATTAATACCTATAGCTCAAGTTGCTATTGAAAAATTCAAACAATTAGTTAAATGGTTTGATGGACTTTCAACTGCAACAAAAGATAATATAGTTAAATGGGGATTAATATTAGCTGCAATAGGACCAGTTTTAATAATTATAGGTAAAGTGGCTATTGGACTTGGGGCTGTTATTGGACTTTTTAAATCATTAGCAGTTTTTTCTATGGCAAATCCATTTGGAGTATTAATTGCAGCTCTTGCAGCAGTAGTTGGAGGGCTTGATATGTGGATTGACTCTCAAACAAGAGCATTGTCTCAAGCTGAGGCGTTAGAAAAGGTTGAAAAAAGAACAAATGAAATTATAAAAGTTCAAGAACAAAGAGTAAAAGATTTAACTACTAAATTAGAACAAGAAAACTTAAGTTTAGAAGATAAAGAAAAACTGCTAAATGAATTAAAAACTATTTCTCCAGAGTATTATGGAACATTAGATGCTTCAAAATTAAGTGTAGAAAAATTAACTCTTGCTACCAGAGGATATGTTACATCTCTAAAAGCTAAAGCTAAAATAGAAGCTACGAATGCACTTATAATTGAGAACGAAATAAAGCTTGAAGAGGAAAGATTAAAATTGGCTACCTTAAAGGAAAAAGCTAAAGGCATGATTAATCCTTATCCAACTTACGGGGTTATAGAGGTTGTGGAAGAAAACATAGATGGAATGGTCAAAAACATTTCTACTTATCAAACAATTGTTGATGATGCTTTTAAAGAGATGGGAGATAGTGCAGCATCATTTAATGAAGAACTTGAAAATCTTGAGAAAAATACAAAAAAAGTAGTAACAGGAGGAGGAGAAATAGTTAAAGAAACTAAAATGTATTCAGAAGCTCTTGAAACAGTTAGTACTAATATGTTATTTATGGCTTCCAGTGCTGAAGATCAATTTAAGGGAATGCTAACTTGGACTAAAGAATTAACTCTTGCTCAAAAATTAAATAATGCTGGATGGCTAATGTTTGGAGATATTGTAACAAGTTCTTTAGATAGTGCATTGGATTCTCAAGAAAACTTTTTTAATTTATTCTTAAAAAATATAAAGAGAGCAATTAGATCGCTTTTAATTCAGTTGGCAGTGATGACTGTAATACAATCTTTAATGGGAGTACCTGCTGCTTTTACAACTGCTAATCTTTCTAAAAATTTAGCAACACTTATGGGAGTTACAGGATTTGCAGAGGGAGGATTAGTTACTGGACCAACAACAGCTCTTATAGGAGAGGGAGTTGGAACAACCGCTTCAAATCCAGAAGTAGTAGCTCCTCTTGATAAACTAAAACAATACATGGGAACAGGAAATCAAAACATAATAGTAGAGGGTGTATTAAAAGGAAATGATATATATTTGTCTAATAAAAATACATCAATAAACAGATTAAGAACAACCTAATATGGCAAGAGCGGCTTATGCGTTACAAATCTTAAAAACAATACCTTTAGAATCAGCTAATGGAACAACCTATACAGCAACTATTTGGATTGCTGGAACGGGAAGTAGTGGAGATTGGAGATTAGCTTCAGATGGATTGAAATTAGATTGGGAATCAGCTGATGTTCAAGATAAAAATTCTCCAATATTAGCTTCAAAACTTACTCTTGATGTAATGGTTGAAGATTTAACTCAAGAGAATCAAGTGAAAAATTTTGCTGAAAGAGCAGAAAAAGATATTTGGGTTACATTGAGAAAAGGAACTTCAGGAAGTTTATTATGGGCAGGTTATTTAATACCTAATTTAGATATAAGAGAAGATGTTTCTTATCCCTATGTTTCAACTTTAATTTTTGTTGATGGGATTGCAAGTTTAAAAGAAACTCCATTTTTAAGAGAGGTAAACAGTGAAACTGCTGCAGTTCCAACTTTTCCTTATGTTAAACAAGATACTTTTGCAAATGCGGGATATAGAAGAATTCTTGGAAATACTACATCTTGGATTAAAGAAATTATAGATGATACTGGAATGGTTTTAGAATCAGATGAGGCTGTTGCTTCTGCTGGGATGGAAAATTATTTTATTCAGACTGCTGTTAATTGGTGGAATGAAGATATGGGAGTTGGACCTCAATCAGCAGACTGCCCTTTAACACAAACTAAAATCAATGTAACTGATTTTTATACTGTTTCTGAAGAGAATGAATATACTCCTCCAACTACTTATTCTGTATTAAAAAGTATTTGTAAATCTTTTAATATGAGATTTTTTTACTGGGAACATACATTTCATTTTATTCAGGTATCAGAATATAACACGAATGAAGAGGGAGTAGTACCATATACAACTCCAATAAACATTCCAACAAGAGAGTTTTTTTATACTGGAACATTTAAATCAAGCAGAAATTATTTTGGAACAACTGAGTTTTCTCTATATAATCAAGAAATTGAAACAGGAACAACTAATAGTGGATTACAAAAATTAGCAACTACTCAATATGAATCTTTACCTGCTATAAAAAGAACAAAAACTACTTATGCTGAATTAGCTGGAGGTAATTATTTTAATGGATTTCCTTTATTCTTAACTCACAATACTGTTTCTGGATTGCCTACTGCATGGCCAACAGATGGAGCTTCACATGCTTTTACTCAATTTTCTCAATCTGGTCAAGTTTATAATATAATGACTTTAACAGATGCGGATCAATTATCTGGTTTTTTATGTAGAATTTATTGCTCTTTTTCTAATACTTCTAATGCTGATCTTTATTTAACAAGTCTATGGACTATTAGAGCAAAACCATCATCATCTGAATGGGGAGATGCTGATAACATGACATTATTCAAATTTACAGGAACTCCTTCAGAATTAAGATGGATGAGTACAACAACTGGATCAGGACAATTCCCTTTATCTAATAACCAAGAATATATAAGAAATACAAGAATAATCCCTGCAAATTGTAATGATTATGTAATAAGCATGTTTGATTGTGCTGTTGATAGTATATGTGATGAAAGTGGGAATCTAATTCCTACTGATCCTTTATTTGTTGGGAGTTGGGATTTTCAATTTTATACATTTACTGAGTATGATGACAATGCAACAAGGCCAATGTATGCTTATAATCAAGGAGTTTCTGGTTATTCTCATGGATTAATTTTAGATACAAATTCTTTAAATGGAGGAACGAATCATGCAGGAACTGCTTTAGAGTGGGGATATACTCCAACTTTTTATGCTTTTGATTATACAGATACTTTAAGTGTATTACCTAATGGAGGAGCGTATTTTGAATCATTGTTTGTTCCTGTACTATCCGGAGGAATATCTTTTGGAAATACATATCAAGAAGTAGAAATTCAACAAAGTGGAAATGATGCTTTTGAATATAATGTTGGAGTAATAGATTTTGGAGATGGTTCTGGATCTGATACTAATTCAACTTTTCAGGTATATGATGGAGCTGAATGGGTATATGTAAATCCTTTAGGAAAATGGGCAAAAGGAATATATACTTGGAATGGAAGTGCTTATGTTTATAGTTCATTAACTTATGATAAAAAGAGTCAAGTTTTAGTTGGAGAAGAGATTATGAATAATCAAAGTGATACAATACTAACTTTCAGTGGAACAACAGCTTTATCTTCAGTAGATAAATATTTTTCAGGAAGTACAAAATTAAAATTCATGAATCCATGCGCAAGAATGGAAGATTCTGATGGGAAAAAATACATGATGATGAGAAGCTCATATAATTTAATTGATGATGAGTGGAATGGGCAGTGGGTGCAGGTTTATTATGATATTCCTGCTACAGTTTCTACTGGAACTCAAACTTGGAAAACTCCAGGAGGATTAAGTGAAGAAATAAAAAGAAATTAAAATTATGATTACTTCCAATACATCTATTCCATTTATTAAATCAGAGAACAGTGAGAATAAGTTTTATCTTAGTCAATTAACTTCTGAACACAATGAAGGAGATGTAATTACTACAGCAACAGCCATAAATTGCAGAAAGTTAGTTTTAGCAATTAAAGCGGGAGATAAAATAACTATAAATGGAATATCTTTTACAATTTTTGCTGATGCTGCAGTTGATGCTGTTTTATTTTATATTCAAGCTACAACTTTAACTCAAGCTTTGGATTTACATGCAAACATTGCTATTGATGAGGATAATATGTTTGTACAATACCAAAGAAAAACAGAGGGAACAATTGGAGGAATGCCAGTAACGGCTGATTCTATTGGACCAATAACTCTTGATGAATTAGGACATTATGAAATAACTGGAGTTGATCCAACTTATGTAAAAGTTCTTCCCAGAGATTTTATGATTAATGAAGATGGAGCATATGAGGCTTTAGAATTTAAAGATTCAGCTAATTCAGGATTACAAGTTGGAGATGATGCTCAAGAAATGATTGCAACAATAAACATTCCTTATGGAACTACAGCAACTGCAGTTTATATTTGGGGCTCTAATACTTTAAAGGTAGTTGAGGTTTATGAATGTAATGTGAATGCAAATGGAATAGGATCTTCATTAGGAGATGGAGCTACTGATGGAGCCGCAATTGATATTGGAACAGTTGCATCATCATCAACAAATTATTTATTAATATTAGTAAAAGTAACGGCTACCTCCAACAGAATATATGGAGGAAAGGTTACATTAACACAAAATTAAACAAAAATGAAAGATACAACTCAAGTTTTATTAGCAAATGGAGGAGCATCAGCAACTATTCTAACGGAATGTAATAACATCCTTACCTTTATTTCACTGACCTTAGCAATACTTTTTACTATCTATAAATTTTATAAACTATCCAAGAAGTAAACATCATAAGGTTAATAACTTTCAATCAATCACTGTTTTATTATATAATTTTTTATAATTTTACAAAATGAGATATTTCAATATTTCTGAATTTGATTCTGGACTTCCTGGAGAGGAGGGAACAGGAATTAATATGAGTCCCTTATTTTTGGACTTTATTGATGAATTAAGATCAAGATGTAATTTTCCATTTTTTGTTTCCAGTGGATTTAGAACGGAGGCCTATCAACAATCTTTAACTGATAGAGGATATAAAACAGCAAAAAAAGGACAATCTCCTCACTTAAAAGGATTGGCTGCTGATATTGCAATTTCAGATAGTGTAAAGAGAGCTCTTTTTATAGGCCATGCTTTACAATTAGTTCATGAATTAGGATTACCATTTAGAGCAGGAATAGCTGGAAAAGGGAAGGGTAATTTCATCCATATTGATATAGATGAAGAAAAAACTAATCCAAGGCTCTGGATTTACTGAAAACAGTCAAGAGATAAGACTGTGAATTTATCTCAATAATAAAAATAAATAAAAATGAAAATAGCATTAATGACAATATTAAAATCTAAACGCTTCTTAATGGCAATCAGTGGAATAATAATTCCAGTAATTATGAAGGCTTTTGATTTGGATGCTCAATTAGCAGATAGAGTATGGCAAACAGCTTTACTTTTAATTGTTGGACAATCGGCATCTGATTGGGGTAAAAACGCAAAATAAATAAATGAAGAGCAAATATCTAAATTATAAGGATGAGATATTAGAGCTTTTTGATAATGGTCAAAATTATATTGAGATATCCAGTTTCCTTATAGATAAATATAAACTGGATGTTTCAATTGACTATTTAAGAAAACAAGTTAAAACCATAGTACATTATTTAATTGCAGATAAAGATATTGTTGAGTATAATATCCGACTTGCAAAACAGAAACAAAAATTCCAAGATCTAAATAGAATTGAGAGAAAATCATTTAGAGAGGATTCAAGACAAGAGAACGCTCTTATAGAGTATAACACTGAAATCATAAAATTATTAAAGAGAGAGTCTTTAAATACTAAATTAAGTAAAAAGAAACATGACTCCGAAGCTGCAATAGTAGTTCAGATTGCAGATACTCATTTTAACGAACTTGTTGAACTTGAATCCAATAAATATGATTTTGATATTGCATCAAAAAGACTACAAAAATACGCTTATAAAGTTAAAGAATATATTAAATTCCACAAAGCAAATAAAGTATTAATTGCAATTACTGGAGATTTAATAAATTCTGATAGAAGATTGGATGAGCTTATGGCTGCCTCTACAAACAGAGCAATGGCTACATTTCTTGGAGTTCATTTATTAAAACATTTTATATTAGATTTAAATGAAATTGCAGAGGTCCAAGTTTGTTGTGTAACTGGAAATGAATCAAGAGTAAATCAAGAATTAGGCTGGGTAAATTTGGTTTCAAGCGACAACTACGATTTTACCATATTTGAGATGTTGAGGTTGTTATTACCAGATATTAATTTCTTGAGAGGAGATGCTCTTGAGTTAGTAGTTGAGATTAATGGAAAAAACATGTTAGTAATTCATGGGCATCAATTGTCAAAAATGGATACAAATGTAGTTGGAAAAGTAATATCTAAATATAGTGCAAAAGGAGTTATAATAGATTTTATAATATGTGGGCACCTCCATGAAACTATGATTAGAGATAACATTGCAAGAAGTGCTTCATTAGTAGGATCTAATGCATACAGTGAGAATGCATTGAATTTAAGTGGAACAGCCGCTCAGAACATATATTGCTTTACAGATGATGGGAGGCA